GCTTTAAACTACGAAACTCTAAAAGTCCTCGCAAATCAAAAGTATGAAAATGAAAAACAACCCCACAAGGGTTAACAATCGTAGAATAACGGCTGCTCAAAGACTTGAGTATCGTCTGAAAATAGGAGCAGCCTACAAAGGGGGCTTTCCCTACTCTCCAGAGAAATTAGCACAAATAAAAAAGGAGTTAGAAAATCTTGCAAAAAAAATTATTCCTGAAGAGCAAGCAAAGCTCAGACGTACAAAAAAATCCAGAGAAAATGGACTTAATAAACCGCCTTCTCGCGCACGTAGATCTTTCTAAAGATGAAAATCATCAAAAGGAAGATATAAAAATACTTGATCCCTGTGCGGGAAATGGCGCTCTTGGAGCGCTCCTGAGAGATTATGGAGTTGAAGTAGATTGCTTTGAACTTAATGCTCAAAATTCCCAGTATTTAATGTATCACGGATTTATAGTTAAAGGGAGGAATTTCATTACTCAAGAACCCATACCTGAGTATGACTATGTAATTGCTATTCCTCCCACTGCTAACAATGTAGATTGTGGGTTTATTACCAGAATGCTTGGATGGTTAAAACCAGGTGGCAAGATAATTTCTTTTACTATTCCATATTGGACTAATGGAATTTTTGGTAATCAAGTAGAATTCAGGCGATGGTTAAATACTCAAAACTGGACCTTAGAGTTCATCGAAGACGGATCAAATACTCCTAAAGCAATCATAATCATACACAAATGGGAACTCTAAACAAAAAATGGAACTTCTTTATTCATAAAGTCCTCAGATTTTTTAAATTATTTTAATATGCCTACTTTTGAACAAATACAAGCAAGATTAGAAGGATTTACTCCTTTAAGGTTTGCCCTCACAAATGCTAAAATAAGAAACCTTTCACATTTAATTCATAACTTCTTTATCAGAAGATTTCAAACTTATGATGAAAAAGGACACATTCAATGCCAGTCCAACAAAAGACGAACAAAAGAAGACTTTTATTTACTATTAAAAACTTACCACCCTTCTATTACTTTAAGGGAAGCTTCTAAAATAGTAAATAGGCTGAAAATCAGAGGAATTTTAAGCGGTGGTGAATATTGTTATGATACACATCGAAATGTTTATGACCCCGCCAGTCTCTCTAAAACAGAAAAAGAGATTACCGAAGCCTTAGCAGAAATGGATTTAAGTGAAATAAAGAGCTCCATTCTTGAACGTTCAAGTAAGAATTTTGATACAAAATTCAAGGAAGGGAAGAAAAAAACACCTAAAAGAAAGAAAACGGTAAAGAAAGAGGAAGATGATGGAGAGTTTGCATATGAGGACGAGGAGTATGAATATGATGAGGAAGAGGAGGAAAGTTATTATGGGGATGATGATGATTAACTAACAAAAAATAGAAAAAATTATGGGACTTTTTTTTAAGGATAAGGAGCCTCCAAAAGCTGCTCCTAAAACTAAACCAATACTTGAAGAATCAAAAGATTCTTCATTGATGAATTTTGAAACAAAATTCAAGCTTGAACAATCAGTTGCTCCTGATAGTTCTTTGACCGGCTTCTTCGAAAAAGTAATGGAGGAGTATAACCAATCGGGCCCAGATTATCTGGAGTTTTGTAAAATACTTCAGCTTAATTCTTCCCTCCCAGTTGAGGAGCAACAAAAATTCATTACTTCTTTTAACTCTTTTAAAGCTCAAGGAATAAGTATGAGTCAACTTATTAACTCAGCCAGGTTTTACCTTGAGAATATTGAGGAAAAAAAGAAGGCTGAAGATGAAGACATTGCAAAGAGTAAAAAAAATCTTGTCGAAATTCCTCTTGCCGAGGTTAAAACTTTAGCTAAAGAAAATGAAACACTAGCAAGAAAAATCGGAGAAAACAACGCTAAAATTGCAGAAATCCAGGCAAACGCGACGACAAATTCATTTAAAATCTCTTATAGAGGTGCTGCACTTGAACAGGAGTTTACTAAAGCTTGTGAAAGCATAAACAGTCGAATTAAAAAAATTCAAACTTACTTAAATGATACAAATGAATAAAACTACAGGAGGTGAGAAATTCGTTAGAATTGCCATCTTCGCAGGACTTATTTGGGGAGGAATAAAGCTTGTGAACTATATCGCTCCTACTCTAATAGATTTGATGAAAAACGTCTATTGGCTTGTTGGATTAGGAGTACCATTAGCCTTTCTAACTCTTTTCATAATTTCAAATCAGACTTTCTTGTGGATGCAATATAAAAGAATCTGCCGTGGAATTGTAAGCGTGTTCGTGAAAATGGATCCTCTGTCTATCATGAAAGGATATTTAGAATACCTTCAAAAAAAGAAAAGAAATTTAGATACAGTAAAAGTAGCGCTTGAAGGGAAAAAAATCAAGCTTGGCAGAAAAATGGAACAATTGACTGGAGAAGTAGAAAAGAATAGGCGATTGGGCCAAGCAGCCCTTAAAGCTGGAGATCAAAAACAAGCAGCTCTATATGGAACCTATCTTCAAGGAGATAAGCAATCGCTTGATCTTTATCGTCCCATTTACGCTAAGCTTGAAGAAAATGATAAGTTTTTAAATGAGCTAAGCGAAAACTGGGGCTATTCAATTGACGGCCTAGGACATGAAATCGAAAGAAAGGAAGAAGAATATGTTAATTTAAGAGAAATGGTAAAAGCATTAAAACAAGCCTCATCGTTTGCTGAAGCTTCTGAAGCAGAAAGACTTTATGAAGAATCTCTTAAGGCCCTCGAAGAAAATGTAAGCCAGAAGATGGCCTATATTGAAGACTTTGAAAATAAGTCTAAAGACATGATGAAAGGAATTAACACTGAAAAAAATCTTAGGACTGAAGAAGGTCTTGCAGCACTTAATAATCTTAAGGATGAAAAACTTTTGCTTCCAGCAGATTATTCAGTTTTTAACAAGCTTCCAAGTGAAACCCTCTCTTATCAACCCATCAAAAAGAAAACAGGATTATTAGACTAAAAATTAAAAACATGTTTATTTTTGGATTTATAGTAGGCGGTGTCATAGTCTACTTCATTAAAAATAAAATCGAGAACCTTTTTAACTAAACTTGAAATTTGAAACAAACTTCTACGCAGAACTTTAGAATAAAGTTCAAGGATGGCTCGTTTTTAACTCGTACCACTTAATTCAAGGGGGCGGAGTCTGGGATTCAAGCCCGGTTGTGAACTTTTAGCCCCCTTTTTACTTTAAAACTTAAATACAATGGGAGAATTTATTAATTCAGAACAAGCACAATTTAACAAATCTTATGTGTCTTGTGGAGTCGTTGAGATGCACCACTTACCTAGAAAGTCGGCTAGCAGAACGCTCTTTTCGTTGGCCAATCATCTCTATCATAAAGCTAATCCAAGACCAGCAGCTTTTGTACTTTTTTCTGATGTTGTAAAAGAAGAAAGCGCCTCAAGAGGCGAACTACTTGCAGCAGAAATAGAAAAAGTGAAAGTGTGTGGTAATTTATTTCAGACAAATTCAGACGTGAATCCAAAAACCGGCAACACTATTAAAGTATGGCTAATTCATTTAGACCATGATGCTTTCAGAAAATGGTATCAAGAAGAATTAGCTAATAGAATTGAGGAATAATAACTTTTAAAACAAAAATTATGAAACTACTCGGTAAAGAAATGACAAGGGGAGGACAATTTCTCGTCTTAGTTATAATAGCAGGTTCGTTCCTTGGAGGCAGGCTCGCTTATAATACGTTTTTTCCAAAAAAAGCCAAAATAGTAGTTGTAACTACTAAAGCTACAGGATTACCTCCACTAGCATACGATAAAAATGCAAACGCACCTTTCAGAAATATTCCAGAATTTAATACTCAAGCTTCCATGGAGGGGCCCGAGATTCGAGGAGAATTAATGGGATGGAATGCTCAAATGGGAATAATGTACGCTATAGGGGGAAAACAGACCTCAGTTGGGTCGCTGGCTCAAGAATTAAACTTAAACGTCAGATTAGATGTACAAAATTCTTGTGCTAAGCAAGCTGAAGACTTATACGGGTTCGCAGAAGCTCTACATTCAGGAGAAGCTAATCCCTCTAAAGGTTGTCATTTTATAGGTTGGATGGGCGACGGATGTCCAAATTACCTTGCAGGACTCAATACAAGGCTCAAGAAAGACTTCGGAGACGAATATGTAGCACAGATACTAACTTTTGGAGGGGCGTCTTTTGGAGAAGATAAATGGCTTCTAAAGCCAAAATACGTGAAAGATGCAAGGGGAAGTTTAACTTGTACCGTAATTAGAGATGGTGATTGGAACATTGCAGTCATGAAATGTCAACAAAATGGGTGGGATATTAATTATGATAATGGGACTTATGATCCTAAAAAGGTTAATTTTGTGTCAGCACCTAATGATGATTATATGGAAGCAGCCAAGTTTTATGTATCAGGTCAAAAGGTTACTTTAAAAATAGTTAGGAACGGTAAACTTACAGATAAAGATACTACAATATCATGCACTGGAGTGGCTACTTGGTTCCCAGGCGATCTCGTTGCTGTTAAGGAAAAGGGTGGACTTGTTACTGCCGCTTCCACAGCTGATTATGGATCTCAAATGGGTAACGCTATTATATTCATTAAGAAATGGGCTCAAGACAATCGTAAACTTGTCGAAAATCTAATAGAAGCAATCGGTAAAGGAGGAGATCAGGTAAAAAGTCATAATGAGGCTCTTCAAATAGCTTGTAAAGTCTCACAACTAGTTTACGCAGACAACAATATGACTGAAGAAGACTATTCTAAGGCCTATATTGGATATGATTTCGACGATGAAGATGGAAACACTGTTAAAATAGGAGGCTCAAGAGTTTTTAATTTAGCTGATGTAGCAGCTTACATAGGAATAAGTGGTTCAGATAAATATAAAACTGTATATAATACATTTGGAAACATTTGTAAAGAATCTTACCCTGAGCTGTTAAAAGAGTTTCCTAGTTATGACGAAGTGACTGATTGGTCTTATTTTAAAGCTGTTTACCTTAGAAATAAGTCCTTAATGGGGACAGCTTCTAAGCCACAATTCGCTTCTAATGATCAGATTAAGGAGGTAGTTGGTGACAGATCTTATTCGATTGAGTTTGAAACAGGTTCAGCGAACATTCGACCAAGTTCTTTTGTAATTTTAGATAACGTAGCAAATCAAATAACTGTCGCAGATAATTTGCTTGTAGAAGTAGCAGGACACACCGATAATACAGGAAATCCAAGTGCTAACATAACTCTTTCAAAAGCAAGGGCTGATGCAGTTAGACACTACATTTTATCTAAAACAGATAGCGAGAACCCAGATCGAATCAGATCTAAAGGCTACGGCGCGGGCGTACCTATAGCTGATAATTCAACCAGCGACGGTCGACAAAAGAATAGAAGAGTGGAAATAAAACTCGGTAGAAAATAACTTTAAGTTCAAACAGAGAGGGTAGCTCAGTGTATAGAGCACTTGACTATTAATGAAGGGGTCGGAAGTTCGAATCTTCCCCCTCTCTGTATTTTAGAGTAAAATTCAAGAAAGTAAATTATGAAATTACTTACACCAAACGAACATTTGTCTTCGAGAGATCGAACAATTGTTAATATCGGAACTTTAGTAACTATTATACTCTTTTGGTCTTTAGCTAACTCAACACTTCTCCCGCGCCCAAGAGAAATTGCGGAAGCCGCTTATGATTTAATATCTACCAAAGATCTGGTAAGACATTTTATAATCTCAATAGGTCTTTGTTTTAAAGGAATAGGTATAGCTGCTATTATTTCAATGTTTATAGCTTATATAGCAACAATTCCACTCTTTAAATCCTTTTCTTATTATTTAACTAAGTTCAGATTTCTTCCGACAGTAGGAATTTCATTTTTATTCATGAAACTAAGTTCAAATGTGGACGAACAGAAAGTAATGCTTCTGACATTTGGAATTAGTGCATTTCTAGTAGATTCCATTTACTCAGTAGTAACCAGTACTACTCAAGATGAGATTAACTACGCAAGAACATTACAACTAAATCAATGGAAAACACTTTGGGAAGTAATTATAGTGGGGAAATTGGATAAAGTCTTTGAATCAATAAGACAAAATTTTGCTATTGCCTGGATGATGCTTGCGACAGTTGAAAATCTTTGTAAGTCTCAAGGAGGAATAGGAGTAATTCTATCAGATTTAAATAAATGGTTTAAATTTGAATATGTTTATGCAGTTCAGATATATATTCTCTTGACTGGTATTTTACTTGACGTATTTCTTACAAAATTAAAGTATTTCCTATTTCCGTACACCGTTTTAAACGTTAAAAAATGAAAACTTTTAAAGAACTTTTCATGTTTTTCCTACTTGCAATATTTCTTGTTTCCTTATCAATCGTCTTGATTTCTGCATTGATTGGACTAATATTGTTTTGTCAGAAACTTCCAACACATGATTGCTGGATGACCTGTTTCTACGCAAGTATGTTTGCAACAATCTTTCTTATTGTAGCAGCAATAAAAACAAGAAATGATTAAATTTTAAACTTATGAATATAGTTAAACCCCAAATATTTGCAACTGAAGATTTGGTTGATAAATGCCCAGCTTGTAATGCTACCGGCTCCAGATCTCTTACAGACGATAACACGACACTTTTATTTCAATGTGGCCAGTGCATGAGACTATTTGAGTTTCATGTGTACACACTTCCAGGATTATCAAAAGGAGTCTTTTTTTCACCTAATAAATACGCCAGCCATGATAGTAATCATTAGTGAAAACGTTATAGATGTAAAACAAATTTGTACTATAAGTAAAATCTTTACCTATAAATTAAATCCTATTCAATCTTATCTTTCAATTCGACTCAAAAATGGTCAGACTATGGAGTTGTGGTTTGAATCAGAAGCAATAGCTATAAAAAAAAGGGATCAACTAATTAAAGCTCTTGTTTCAATGTCAGGAGAACCATTAAAAGACCTTGATCAACTATAATGTACCAACTAGGACAAACTCTACTAACTTTAGACTCAGTGAGTTTAAGTTTTGGTAGTAATTTGATATTAAGGGATATCAGTTTCGAAATAAAAGATATTTTAAGAGAAGAAACTACAGGTCAAGTAGTTACACTCATAGGAGAATCTGGAGTAGGAAAAACACAACTCATGAAAATGATTGCAGGTCTCGTGCAACCAACCTCTGGTAAAATACTTCTTGGTCCCGGGCAAAAACCAGTGAAAGCTGGCTTAGTGGGGCTTGTAGACCAGAAATATCCTTTATTTCAACATAGAACCTTAATCTCGAATTTAAAGCTAGTGTCTTCAGACACACCCAAGATTGAATTTTACTTAAATGAATTTAATCTTTTTGAACATAAATCAAAATACCCAGCTCAATTGAGCGGCGGTCAACGTCAAAGAGCAGCAATCGTACAACAATTACTCTGTTCGGAACATTTTATTTTGTTCGATGAACCGTTTAGTGGACTGGATCTCAAAGCAATCGATAAGCTCTGCGATGTAATAAATAAAGTAGCCAAGTTAGATGAATTTAACACAGTTATTATTTCGTCGCATATTTTAGAACCCTCCCTTGCTCTTAGTGATAAAGCATGGATTTTAGGGTATGATAAAGATTCAGAAGGCAATAAGATTCCAGGAGCAGTTATAAAGTATGAAACTAACCTTGCTAAGCAAGGGTTAGCTTGGAGGAAAGATATAAGATTCGATCCTGACTTTATAAATTTTGTGAAACAAATTGAAAGAACTTTTAAATCTTTATAATATGGACCAAACAACAATTAAATTATTAGAAGGATATGGTCAACTTGTTCAACAATTAAGACGGGCAAGAGAAAGAATTAAGCTTTTAGAAGGGAAAAAACTAAGGAAAAATAATAGTTATTATGAGTTTGTTCCTTTCTACGATTATGTTTCTTTGTTTAAACTCCTGGTAAAATTAAAAAACAAGGGAGCAGAAAATTTCTTAGATGTAGGAGCAGGAATAGGTAATATAGTACATTTAGCTAATTCAGCTGGATTAAAAGGTGTTGGAATAGAGTATGACCAAAATCTTGAGCATTTTTCCTTAACGACGGATACGCAATATATTGATGCATTCGACTTCAATGCCTACATGAAATACGATATTATTTATATGTATTGCCCCATTCACGATTTTAAACTTGAACTATCTCTGGAAATAAAAATACTTAAAGCTATGAAATCCGGAGCTTATTTTGTATCTCCTGCGTGTCACATGTCATCGACAGAGTATTTTAGAAAGGACTCAAAAAACTGTGCTACTCCAGGACTCAAGAAAATGGCTGAAGCTAATAACTTCGTAAGAAAAACGTTTACCAAAATTAAAACAGAACAGTATTACGTACTTCAAAAAAAATAACATGTTTAAAAAATATAATAATAATTTTTACCCTTCTCCTGTGTTTGACGGAGAGGAAACAGTAGTAGATTTGCCTCCAGGCTTTTACGAAATAGGCGTTCACTCAGACGGAATGTCTAAAAGCTCATATTTTAGGACATACAAGCCAACAGGGAAGTTAATACCTTTCGAAGGAAAGTATAAAGGGATTGAAGCCAAGATTATGAAATTTTTTGAAAAAGATACTATAGAGCTTTATTCTTCCTTAGGGTTTAACCATCTTTTAGGATGCCTTTTTTATGGAAGACCTGGAACAGGCAAGTCTTCTTTTATAAAATACGTTTGTAAGGCTCTTGTTAAACTGCATGGAGCTATTTGCATTTATATTCAGGATCACAGTGATTTGGGCTTAATTCATCACCTTATCAAGGCAGCTCGAGGAAAAGAAAAAACAACTCCGGTTGTTGTAATATTTGAAGAAATACATGAATTTGTCGGATATGCCAGCAATGCATCTCTCTTAGGGAGTATTTTGGACGGGTTTAGACAAATTGAAAATGTTTGCTTTATGACCACGACAAACTATATTAACAAGATTCCTGTCTCTTTAAGAAACAGGCCGTCAAGAATTTCAATTATTGAAGAATTCGACCAATTAGACAGAAGTGTAATAGAAGGATTTATACTTCACGAATTAAAAGGTCTGACTGAGGGGCAGTTAAAACGTGTCAAAGATAATCTTGAAGTGGGAGAAATAATTCATGAAGTTCATAAATCTAATCTTCCTATAGATTATGCAAAACATATACTCTTAGATATGATAGCATACAGTATTCCACTCAAAGATGCGCTCGAAAAAGCTACTGAATCATATAAAACTCAAATCACTCAAGAATCTTGATAATACCTTCAGTTTTTGAACTTAATTCAATTAAAGACCAACTTTCTCTTTTGAGTGTTTTAACCGGTCACTTAGACTGGGCGAAGTACTCGAACGGAGAATTTGATGAAAGCTCTATAGAAGATTTTAAACTCCTTCTCACTAAAATGGAGAATACTGTAAAAAATTTGCAGAAAAAGAAAGATGATTTAGAAAGTCTTCTTAAAAAATAACTTGCAATGAACTTAGAACATCGTGGGTTGAAATCCCACTTTATGGGACCTCATATGGGATAGTAGTAAAGTCAACAAGACCACAAGTTTTGTCGCAGAAGTGTGAAAGCTAATGCGTTGCGGGAGCATCGCCCGTCATATACTCATAAGTGACCGAGTCGGCGAGGACAATTGTCCGAAGGTAGTATAATTCGTATGTTCTAAGAAAGATTGCGGCCCCGAATGAGGCCTCGGCAGCAGCTTCGCGCACAGCAAGCACAAAAGCATAAGACCATCATTTATGTTTCTAAACTACTTGAAAGTGGCCAAATCTAAGAAGAAATGGGATTCAAGTAGCCAAAAAAAGCATACTGGCTGATTAATAGCGAAAGTTAGTAATCAGAAGTCGTTAAAACTGTTTTGAGGAAGAAACAAAAATTCGACGGAGACTAGCCCAGCATGGTGAATCTCCGTCTTTTTTTAAACTAAAATTAAAATATTATGTTACTAATATACATACTAATCGGTCTAGTTTATACTGTCATAAACGGATCTGTAAGAAAAATAGATACAGACGGCGACTGGATGCTTCCACTTGTCTGGTGGGGTCTCTGGCCATTATGCCTAACCGCATTACTAGTTGGATTTCTGCAAGATCTTTGGCGTAAACATAAAATTTGAACATTATGAAAATAGATTTAACCAACGGCATTGGGGAATTTATGGATTATAAAATAACCAGGTTTCCTGGAGGTGAGTGGAATTTTAAGTTAGACCCTACTTGTGCCACCTCTTTTGAAGTAGTAACGCGATTAAACAACTCTGACGATATAATTCTACTTTGCATAGTTGTAGATACGCTTCATAAAGACTTTAAACATAGGCAGGTAAAAGTAAGAATTCCTTATTTTCCCTACTCTCAAGCGGATAGAGATTTTGGAATAGGCGAGTGTTTTTCTCTTAAGACCATTTGTAAGATCTTAAATTCCTTAAATGTAGATGAGTACATTATTTTTGATCCACACTCAGATGTCACTCCAGCTTTATTAAAAAATGTCTACGTACAATCAAATTTAGAGTTCATTCGGTCAGTGTTAAACACTCCAAGAGAAGGAAAAGACATGCATGATTGGACAATAGTTAGTCCGGATGCAGGTGCTTATAAGAAAATCTTTAAACTGATCAATGATCTTCAGTTCAGAGGAGATATAATAACAGCTAGTAAATCTAGAAATCATCAAACAGGTGAATTAACTTTAACTGTTCCAAAAGCCAAGAAAAAAAGCTTACAAGATATTTTAATAATTGATGACATCTGTGTAGGAGGAAGAACTTTTACTGCACTTTCAGACGAACTTAAAAGGAACGGCTATAGAGGGGAGCATTATTTAGCGATCTCTCATGGAATATTTAGTAATTTATTTCTTTCCCTCAGTGAAAGATTTGAAAAGATTTTTGTTACTAATAGTCGAAACGAGGACTGGGATTTGGCATTAGGCTTATGTATATTACCAAAAGACTTTTTAAAAATTTATGACATAATATGACCAATCCCTACATCGAAAGACTCTACAATGAATGGTGTGAACACGAAAGAATAATAATAGCTGTTGATTTTGATGATACTCTAGTTCCGCATAAGGGAATAGTGCCTGATTACTCTGGAAGAGTAATTAAACTCTTAAAAGAGTGTCAAAAAGCTGGTTGTTGTTTAATAATTAACACCGCCGCAGGAACTTCCAGATACCCTGAAATGGTGGCTATATGTCATGAAAAGGGGATAGATGTTGATGGCATTAACTTCAACCCTATACCACTTCCTTATGGTAATAATGGAAAAGTCTATGCTAATATTTATCTTGACGATAGAGCAGGTTTACTAGAAGCTTTAGATATTTTGGAAGAAGCTCTAGATTTATACTTAAAATACAAAAAATTAAAAAATGGACATCAACCCTCTCTTTTTATGTGACTTTTACAAAGTCGGCCATCCTTTCCAGTATCCAAAAGGAACAACATTTGTCTACTCTAATCTCACGCCGAGAAAATCAAGAATTGAAGGAGTAGATAAGATGGTGCTTTTTGGACCTCAGTACTTTATTAAAGAATATCTAATTGATTATTTTAATAGGAACTTCTTTTCAAGATCAAGAGAAGAGATACTTGCCGAGTACAAAGAACTCATAAAAACATCCCTTGGATCAGACTTACCAACCTATGATCATATTTTGTCTTTGCACGATTTAGGATATATACCTATCGTAATTAAAGCACTACCAGAAGGGTCTCAAGTTGATATGAGAGTTCCATGTCTCACAATTTATAACACGAAGCCAGAGTTTTATTGGGTTACAAATTTCCTTGAGACAATACTTAGTGCTTGTATTTGGCAAGCCTCCACCTCTGCCACTATAGCTAAAGAATATCGTAGAATATTTGATAAATGGGGAGAAAAGACGGGATTTCCGAGAGCAGTAGTCCCTTTTCAAGGGCATGATTTTTCATTCAGAGGAATGAGCTCATTTGAATCGGCTTGTCTGAGTGGAGCGGGGCATCTTTTATCCTTTTCAGGAACCGATACAATACCAGCTATTCCATTTCTTCAAAAATATTACAATGCAACTGGATTTATTGGAGGATCAATTCCAGCTACTGAACATTCAGTTATGTGCGCTGGTGGCTCTGAGAACGAATTGGAGACCTTTAGAAGACTTATTACCGAAGTATATCCAAGTGGCTTCCTTTCGGTAGTGAGCGATACCTGGAGCCTCTGGGACGTCTTAGAACGCATTTTACCAGCACTTAAGGATGAAATCCTTGGACGAGACGGAAAACTAGTAATTAGGCCGGATTCTGGAGATCCGGCAGATATTATTTGTGGTTGGAATTCAGATAAAATAATGCATCTTACGTGCAGTGATCCTGACGCAACAGAAGATTGGTCATGCCGCGCCTTTGATAATTGGTATAGTAATCCTTATTGGAACAAGTATAATGGAGAGAGTCCAGAAGTACTTGAATGGAACGGTCGTTATTTTCTTTATGGTGGTGATGGTTATCGCAAAGACGCTTTAAATAAAAGAGGTGAAGTGAGTAAAGCTGAGCTTAAAGGAGTAATAGAGTGTCTCTGGGATTTATTTGGAGGTACTAATACTAATAAAGGGTTTAAACTACTTGATTCACATATTGGAGCAATCTATGGTGATTCAATTAGTCTTAAAGTAGCTGAAAATATCTGTAAAAGACTACATGATAAAGGTTTTGTCTCTCAATGTATTTTTGGGATTGGTTCTTTTACTTATCAACACATCACTCGTGATACTTGTGGACTGGCAATGAAAGCAACCTATGTGGTAGTTAATGGAAAAGAGATAAATATTTTCAAGGATCCTGTAACAGACGATGGAACAAAAAAAAGCTCAAAGGGACTATTAAGAGTTGTTAGTATAGGTCAAGTCGAACCTATGAGTAATAGATTTTATCACGATCACTATGAAGTTTTAGAAGAAGTAAGCTGGGAAGATCAAGAGAAAGGCGAACTCAAAGAAATCTTCAGAGACGGAAAATTACTAAAAGACTGGACTTTAGACGAAATAAAGTCAAATTTAAACAAATAAATATATGGAAATCTTGTATTATCATTCCAAAGCCAAGGATGATCCTTGCGCTAAAGGAAAACGAATGACAGTTGCCTGTCTGGTTGATAACAATAAAATGGTTTTCGGTATTGCAAAAACAAATCATCGAGATCATTTTATTAGAAAAGTTGGGAGAGCCGTTGCGTCAGGTCGCCTACAGGAACACCCTCAACTTATAATTCCAGTTCCTGAGGCTGATTTAAGTACTCCGGAAAATCAAAAGAAGTTTAGGAGCGAAATTAGAAAGCTCTTCGTTGATAAAGCGCGAGAGCTTGTTAAGGACTTTCTTAGATCTGCCAAAGAAATCGATCTTTTAAGGAAACTTGCAGGAAAAGGTATTGTCCGAGAAATGCTGCCTCAATCTCCCAGCTTTCATGTACTATGAATAGTTTTTTGATTGCTCTCAGGCAGGATTTATAAAATTCAAAAAATAAAAATGAAACTAACTATTCATTCGGATAATCAAACTAGAGTTATAAACCTCTATAGTACTTTTTTTACTAATGAACTAAAATACGATAGAGGAAAAAAAATCATTATAACTCCGACAGCGAAAGCTAAAATGATATCTAATGATCTTTTTGGCTCTAAATTAAAGGGATTTATACTAGAAAAAGACGGAGAGCCATATTACGATAGTTTTGAGGTAAATAGAGAACGAAAGGAGGACTCTAGGGCTGTAAACCCTATTAGAGATTCTTTAGAGGACAAACGGCATAAGGTCAAAGGCAGTGCGCCTGTAGTACCTCATCACCGGGGTCCAAAAGGGAAAATCTCTTTTAAGGCCAAGTCCGATCATAGGACTTAATTAATTCTTGTACTTTACTAAAAACTATAGGGATTGCGGGTACAACGAAACTACGGCTTACTAAACTTGGCGTCTGGCGTGTTCCGTAGTACTGTTCGCCAGAACTTGAAATTAGCCCTTTTCTAATGTTCAAGGCCCGCATCCCTTTCTTTAAAATTATGACTACTAGTGAATTTGTTTCAGAAATATACCGTAATAAAGATCTTGAAAGCACAATAGATTACGTTATTAAAGAAAAGCAAAAAGGTAAAATGAATCAAGTTATGGTGCAATTAGACTATCTAACTCCAGTTAAAATGATTGAAAATCTACTAAACGTTCGTGTAAAACGGTTCAACATGAATAGCAAAACTTGCCTAATTTATTTAAAACCAAAAACAGATGCACAAACTTAAATGGGAAGAATATAAATTAAAAACAGGACTAAATGTCACTCTTGAAGACTTCATGACTCCAAGTATTTTGAGAAAATTACACTCAGAAAACATAGGAACTGTGCTGGAGCATAATGAAAACCTCAAAATTTATAGACATTTTTGTCATTTTGGGTTAATGTTTTTTTATCGACAATTAACTAGATATGAAATCTATTACGGTCCGACTATTCAAGCGCAATATGATCGAGGCGAAGCCTGTTGCTTTTAAAACTAAAAATATGAGACTTATTAAACATTCGGACCACGGCTTAGCCATAATGTTCTTTTTTGGCGAATCTGGTCCACATCCAGGGATTATTTCAGTGTGTGACGGCTCTACTTTTATATGTAGTAATGTTGTCCAAGGAGACATATGTAGTCAAAGATTTGGTTATCTTTACTCTTATAATAGTGCTGGAGAATTTCCTAATTCAAGGAGCGGAATACATGGAATTACATTTACAGAACCTGCACAAATTCTTGTAAAACACGGAAGTAACGGGATTTTATTTCGCCGTATCTACAAAAAGGATTATCCAATGATCTACCTAGGAACTATACAAAAAGATATTGAAGATTGTAAAAAGCCGAGTCCTGTAATCACCATTATGGATATGGATTACTTAAAGGAAATAGGCTGGAAAGAATATGAGAACGAACCGTCAGCAGAAGAGAAGGTACAACGATCAACTCGAGCAAGTGGGAAGACAGTACCGAGACTTAACACCTGAACAAAATCCAGATAATGTAGGATTTGATCGACACAAATACCAAAGATACTTTAAAATACGCGCACTAGGACATAAACTAAGAAATGCAATAAATGCTATAGGAACTCATCAAGAATAAGTTGGAAAATTAAAAAATTTTGCTTATCTTTGTATTATGGTAGCAGTATCTTTACAGTCTGGAAAAGTGGTTTTCGTTAGTTTTGAAGAGTCCATGGATGAAAACTTCATGCAAGAACTTATGCTAAGAGACGATGGGTATGAAATAGATAATCCATTCGACCCAAAAATTGAGAAAATGCGTGATCCCAAAATATGGGAGTTGCCTGAAGTTCCAGAGGATTTGCCTGAAGTTCGAGTCAAAGAAATAAAGAAAGAGCTTGGGAAGGATTAAAATTAAACTTAAACCATGTGCTTATTGTGGGTTTAGTAAATCCATATTTAGGAACGTACGTGGCAACGGTCCTCAATGCCTTGATTGTTATAAAAAAGAAAAAATGTTTACTAAAAACTACAAAAAAAATAAAGCAACAAGGGCAAAGAAAAAAGAGATCTTAAAAAAAGTAGTTAAGCCGCTTCCAGAGTATATTAAAGAGGCAGATAGGCTCTTTTCTAAACTAATAAGAAAGATTTACACTGAAGCTGATGGAGCTCTTTGGTGCTATACTTGCGATCGCCCTTTAGTTTACAATGAAGCTCAATGTGGGCATTTTATTTCAAGATCTGAACTTGCTTTAAGATGGTCTCTTGATAATTGCCGGGTACAATGTAATGCCTGTAATAGCAAACACGAAACTGATCCCCAAATCTTTAAAGAAGTTTTAGAACATGAAATTCCAGGAATTACCAGCCAGTTACAAGAAATAGCTAGACTAGTAGCAAAACCTACCAGAGGAGCTATAATAGAACTAATATCTGAATTAAAATCTAAACTAAAAGAAACCTAAGTGAAATTCTATGGTAAAATTGAAGATGGGAAGCCTAAAATAGCTGAAAACTATAAGGAGTTTTTTGACTGTTTGGAAGAGGGGGAAGCATTTGAAATTAAAGTTACACGGTCTAAAGATATTCGAAATTTAAAAATGAATAATCTTTATTGGCTTTGGTTAGGACAACTATCGCTTTTCTCTGGATACTCAAAGAGAGAACTTCACAACTATTTCAAACAAGAATTGCTTTGTCATGAAGTTCAAATTAAAGGAGAAACTATTTTAGATTGTCTTTCAACTTCAGACCTCAGTATTGAAGAATTTTCACATTACTTGGATGAAGTAGCAAGACTATCAAGTCAAAACTTTAGTTTTATTCTTCTTGAACAATCTTAAGATCGTTCATCGATGAATTTTGTTTCAAAATTCAAGCAGGACCCTGGTTAATTTCAATTTCTTTTAAATACCCTTTAGAGTGTAATTCTTCTTCTGTCGTTTTTACAAATAGTAAAAGAGGTTCTATTATAAGTTTATACTTTTCCGGGTCTTCATTTTTTATAGCGAGCAGTTCTTCTAAATTACCTAAATAAGAAATAATATCATGAAAACCGCTCCAGAAAAGACCATCTACTTTACAAGGGCTAAAAACAAGCTCATTTGGTATTGTAAATACTTTCATACTACAATATAACACTTTTATCTCAAAAAACCAAATAATATGTTAAATCCTATACAAAAACGTATATTAAGGACTTTGCATGAAAACCCCAATACAAAGATAGGGCCTTTTTCAGTTAAACAAGAACTTCAAAAAAAGAAACTAATTATTTATATTGGGGATCACAAGTATCAGCTAACTGAAGAAGGAAAAAAACTTTTACAAGATGACACAAATCGATAAAGACGCACAGGAGTTAGAAAACCGATTAAAAGGGAAGTTTAATGCTAAAATTACTCTTAGAGTTATTGGAGACAAGATTTGTATAACTTTTGGAGAAGCCGCTGAACTTAACGCAGAGGGGTTCGTTTTTCTAAAAGAAGAAGCCATGCTTAAAGGTTACGATCTTACAGAAGATAAGGATTGGGTGGAAGGAGAGAAGATAAGTAGACACACCTTTTACTATGTGCTTGACGTATCTAGCCCTCCTTTTTAAGAAGAGGTTAATTCAAAAGAAATTATGTTTTTATCTTTTTTAATAAACTGAGAAGGAGTAAAAGTCAAGCCAAAAAGTCTATGAATATAATGAAGCTTATTAAAGATTTTCCCTCTAAACTCTTCGGAAGACTGAAGTTCAACTCTTATGGAAAACAGATATTGAGTAATCTCGATAAGGACATTTGGATCGATTTTTCTCACTTCTTTGAACACTTTTTCCAGAAATTTCGAATCGTTGTCGGGAATTGGTTTTTTCATAAAATCTTAGTTCGGGCTCTCCTTCGTAGTTACACCCGCGGCCCTTGCCGCAACTCATAGTAATCATACTTAAATATACAACTTTTAATTCAAATTACCAAATTTTTATGGCTTTAACAACTAGAAATTTATTGGAAAAATACTCTCTTTTAATTGGTACGCTCATATGTAAAGGAAAAAAAATAGATAAGTTTCATCCAAACGATATTACTTTCTGGTCACGTGGTAGTAATGAACTTACTCAAATCGGAGAAATCATTGACATAGAAAAAGAAGACATAAAGAACTGGCAAGTAGGCTCTTATGTAGTAAAGTTTAAAGATGATCTTGTTTCTACGTTTGAGCTTTATCAAATGCCTCATTGTTGTGGAATTTGTGTAAGCACTGCTTCTAATGTTGCGAAGAGCTATCAAAGAATGGGTATCGCTACCTGTCTAAATGCTCTTCGTCAAGATGTTGCCTCCTTACTAGGTTATTCCCTTTTGCTTTGCACAGATTGTGATGGAAATGAAGCTCAACGTAAGGTCCTTAAGAACAATGATTGGAATGTACGGTTCGTAGTTAATCCGGCTTTTGACAATAAAGTACAAAAGGATATTTTCTCTTTTATAAACCGAAGAACAGGAAACAAACTTAATATATCAGTTAAAAAAATACCTAAAAATATCTAAATATAGCTGTATCAACCCAATAAGTGAAACAACTATTAGACAAAATATTAGCATCAGAACTAACGCCAAATCAGTATATTTTACTATACTGCCTGATGAATGGCATAAATAAAAATCTTAACTTTAATCCGGCCATAGAGAGAAAAAGCTTAAAAGCAAAAGGATTTTTAAGCGAACATGGTGATTTAACAAGTAAATGTAATATTCTAGAGGATAAAGATCCACTGGATCCTTTTTATCATAAGGATCGGGAAACAGAAGAAAAAGCTTTAACTCATCAAGCAGCGAGGCTTAGTCAACTGTTTCCTTTACTACTGCCTAATGGGCGTTACGGGAGATCTGCCAGTATGAAACTGGTGAAAGATCGTCTAAAGGCCTTCCTTAGACTTTATACTTATGATTGGGATATAATATTCGAAGCTACCGCAAGTTATGTTGACAGATGTAGAGCGGGAAACTTTGCATATATGAAACCTGTACATAACTTCATTTTAAAAGATGATGAAGAATCTACACTTGCACTAGAATGTGAAATAGTAGAAAATGGTAAAAAACATCAATCCTTTTCCAGGACAATTTAATGAAGATATTTGATAGGGTCGTAACAGGTATAGAAGCCAATCGAGAAAAAAAATTTAACTGTATTCCATTCGACGAATTATTCCCTCGTTTTTCTACTTATGTTCCAGGAATTCAAAAAAGCCAGTATTATGCTATAACAGGATCTCCAGGGTCGGCTAAGACTCAACTGACAGATCATATCTTTCTTTATCACGCTCTTGATTTCATAAAAAATTCAGATATTAAGTTAGATATAACTTATTTCTCTTTTGAAATCTCTAAAGAGTCTAAAATAAGAAAAGGAATATGCAAGCGTCTATTCGAGAAATATGGCATTAGAATATCACCTAATATTTTACAATCCATCGGTTCATCCAGAATTTCAGATGAAATTGTAGAAAAGGTGAAAGAGTGCCGTGATTATTTTGAAAAATTAGAAGACCTAGTCACTTTTTATGATGAACCATTAACACCTTCTCAGATTGCTCGTGTAATGGAGAAAAAAGTAAAAGAAAATGGATATATTGCTCATAAAATAGTTGAAGTAAACGGAGTCAGTGAGAGAATTCCAGATGGATATGTAGAAAACGATCCCAATAAATATCTGTTGTTTATAACAGATCACATCAGCCTTATTCATTCAGAACCAGGACATACACTTCATCAGAGTTTAAGTATGTTTTCATCGAATAATGTCTACTATAGAAACAAATATCGCGTCTCAATAGTAAATGTTCACCAACAATCCACGGAGGGTTCGGTTGAACAATTTACACTAAAAGGCGACAATATAGTCTCAAAAGTTGAACCTCAACTAGCCCTTCTCGGAGATAACAGGACACTGGGGCGAGATTATGATATTGTACTTGGAATGTTCTCTCCGTTCAGGTACGAAGTAGGTTATTATCGTGGCTATCATACTAAAAAGTTTGAAGATAAGTGTAGGTTTCTATCGGTTCTTAAAAACAGGGAGGGGGAGCCTGATTTAACTATCCCCCTATACTTCGATGGCATGGTCAATTACTTTGAAGAATTGCCTAAAGCCTCAGAATTTTCTATACTAAAACAAGGAGTAAAATCAGAAAACGAGTTACTCTATGAAAAATACCTGACAGGTAAAGTAGGTATACTAGATAGAAATACACAAAAGAAATTTAATTTTTTGTGACAATAACACTGCCTAGAAAAGTAGTTAAATCAGAAACTAAAAACCCTAGAAAACTGCTTATTTATGCTGATCCTAAAAGAGGCAAAACCACACTAATAGCTGGACTACCGAACGGACTAATTTTAGATCTCGATAGGGGTAGTGGCTTTTTAGATGCTATTAAAATCCAGGCTAATAACCTAGATGAGCTTATAGATGTAGGAAAAGCAATAAAGCAACAAAATGAGAAAGAAGGAAAACCAATCTACGATTTTATTAGTATCGACACAGTCTCAAAACTAGAAGAATTCTCTTGGGAGTTAGCCGTAAGGAACTACAAAGAGTCTTTAGTTGGAAGAAACTTTGATGGGGATGCCAATAAACTAAAGCAACTACCAAAAGGAGCCGGCTACCCCTATATGTGGGAAGCTTTTGACAGAATCTATACATTTTTTTCTATTCTTACGCCACATTTAATTTTAGTGGCTCACTTGAAGAGAAACCTAATAAGTAAAGAGGGCTCTTCAGAAGAAATAGAAGTAAAAGATATAGAACTAACAGGAAAGCTCCGTGTTACCACTTGTGCAGATATGGACGCAATTGGGATGTTAAAGAGAAAAGAAAATAAAACAATTCTTTCTTTTAAAACTTCTCCAGATGATTTGATTTGTGGCGCACGCCCAGAACATCTAAGAGACCAAGAGATAGTGGTAGCAGAATATACAGACGGAAAATTTATTTATCATTGGGATAAAATATTTACTTAAATGAAAATACTTGTTTATGGCAGTCTTCGTGAAGGCGAGTATAATTTCGATAGAATTAAAGACGCCTACGGAAAAGCCTCAATACGAAAAGTCGGAGAAAAAGAAGTCGATGGCTTTCAAATGCATAATTTGGGATTTTATCCAGCCATTAAAAAAGGCGAAGGAACGATAAAGTGTGATATACTCGAAGTAAGTGAAAAGGCGGCATTATTTATAGATTCAATGGAGGTCGGAGCAGGTTATATTAAAACTGAAGTAGACGGCCTCCCCATCTACGAAATGAACCGCAACGTTTCGAACTACCCCCTTGTCAAATCAGGGGATTGGACTAAAAAGTAAGGATATGTTTAATTTTAGAAAGGTACCAGAACAAAGATTGGAATTTAAGAAAGGAAAGTTTATTCGACCAGGAGTACAAAACTTAATACTGCGAAATATAACTCTTGAAGAAAGTCGTAACACAGGAAATGTCAGACCTGTATTTATGATGGAAACAGAACCTGTTACTGATGAAGGTTGGGAAGCCCATGAAGATGCTCAGGCCGGTGGTCAGATAGGTAAAGTTGCTGGTAATGGTGGTTTCTATTTAAAGAACGACGACCAGCAAGAAGAATTTGTTTCTTTTCTTAAAACTATAATGACATCTGTAGGAACCTTAGATGAATTCATGGTAACTCACGGAGAAACAGAATTCAACGGTCTTTCAGAAGTTCTTGAAGTTGTTAAACCCTATATTGTAGGAAGAACCGCCAGATATTTTGTATCTGGAGAGCAATATCCAAAGCTCGACAAAAGTGGAGTAGGGTTGAAATTGAAGTTTCCAAATCGCAGATCTGTGGAGTCTCCAGAAGGCGAAAGTAAACTGCCAAAATACGATGAATCAAATCCAGCCCACTTTAAAAGGCTGCCAAAAGCAGATACTCAGAGTGAGCCTATTAGTGATCTTCCTTTTTAGAATGGCAAAATAAATTCGCTATTTTAAAATAAATGTTGTATCTTTGTAGTATGAATGCAAAGATATGTAGAAAATGTGGAATTTCGAAATCTCTTGATGAATTCTATAAGCATAAAGAAATGCTTGATGGTCATTTGAACATTTGTAAAGAATGCAAGAAGGCCTATCAAAAATTTAAAGAAAGAGAAAACAGAACCGATCCATCGTTTATTCAAAAGGAAAGAGCTCGAGGGCGGAATAAATACTATAGGTTAAACTATAGATATAAAAAACCACCATCAAGAAGTAGAAAGGAGGCCATAAACAAGTGGCTATCGAAGCATCCAGAAAGATATGAAGCCGCTAAAGCCGCGTGTCACTTAAAAAGAAAAGAAGGGTTTAACCTACATCATTGGTCTTATAACGAGGCTCATTTCTTAGAAGTAATCGAGCTTAAAGTAGCGGATCATTACAGACTTCATAGATATCTTAAGTATGATTCTTACAACAAAATGTATAGAACTGTGGATGGAATACTTCTGGATACTCGAGAAAAACATGAAAATTACACAAATAGCATACTTGCTATATAATAAAGGGAGTACGAAAGTGCTCCCTTTTTAATTTTACTTATGGTTATAAAAATCAAAGACATACCTGTCGATGTACCTGAAGTGCCCGCTGGATGGATATATAAATATTACTTAAACCTCAAAGAACCTCTTGATGGACGAAGAATAAGGGTCTTTAGTTCTTTTAACACTGAAAGCACCCCCTCTATGTTTGTTTATTTGAAAGATGGTAAATATAGATGGAAAGACTTTTCTTCAGGAAAAAGCGGTTCAACTGGAGTTAGCCTTGTTAAAGCCATTTTAGAACATAATCTTGGAGAAGAAATACCTTGGAATCAAGCTGTTCAAATAGTTAAAAAGGCGTATTCAACTTGGACAATCGTACACGGCGAGTATTCAGAAGATGAAATAGAGTCAGATTATATTGAATCAAATCTATTCGCGGATTTTCGTATAGCTAAATGGGAACAATATGATCTTGATTATTGGGGCGCTTATGGGATAACTAAAAAACTTCTTGAAAATTATAATGTCTATCCCTTGGAGTGGTTTCAACTTGGAAAAAAACTAAAAGAAAACGGGATAATAAAAATGCATTCCAAAATGCGTATAAGACATTCTTATGGTTTTTTCTCCGATATGCATAAAATTCTGAAGATTTATAATCCATATTATACAGATCTTAAGCACATTACAATTGAAAGTGAATTACTAGGAAGAGAACAATTAGGAATAAAAAATAAAACATGCCTCATTTGCTCCTCTATGAAAGACATGCTCTCTATTAAAGGCACTGGAATTGAGGTAGAAGTTGTAGCTCCTATTAGCGAAAGAGTCTTAATTAACTTTAGTGACATAAACTATTTAAAAGAGCTGTATCCAAATCTTTTTACAGTGTTTGATAATGATTCTACAGGAGTAAAAGCAATGCTACTTTATAAACAAATATATAACTTAGACTTTTTATACTTCTCTGAAGCAAAAGATTTTGCTGAGTTTTACAAACAAAACCGAGATCATGTGTATCCTAAACATCAACTTGTTAGAAAAATAAATGAAAAAATAAATGAAAAAGTGGATTAAACTTTTCGATTGCGGGATGATTCCGTATAAAGGTTATTATAGACGTCTCCTGTATCGACTTTTTCCAGGAAGTATTAAGTATGAAAGAAAAGGGGTTGAATTAGAAGGCCTCTCAGTAATACGTAGTTCTCCCAATAGTAGTTATACTCTTTGTGAAGTGACGGGGGGAAAAGTCATAGGTAATGTTTACAGAGTAACTGAAGAAGTTCTTGAATATATTAAAAAAACAATACATTTTTTAATTATATCTGTAGTTATTAATGATGAATTTCTACTGGCTTTTAAGGGTTATGCTGGGGTTAACTTGCCTTCTGAAGCAATTATTACAACTAGTATTAAAGAATCAGAAACTAAATATCCCAGAACAGACACCTTAAAATTCATGTATGAAACTAGCAATAAGGTCAAGACATCCAAGCTGTAAAGCTTTAAGAAAAACGATAATCATACCGTTTTCAGCTGTTTATCGCCACGGATCTACTAATCAAACACCTCATTCAAAAGAGATAAACTCTATAGAAGCAATTCAAAATTCTTCTTCTAAGTTAAAAATGAAGACTGCTTTTGATAAAGGAAGTGTCAAACACTTGCCTTGGTGCAGACTATCTGGTCTTAAGATCAGTGGAAAGGGGCTTACTAATGGAAAAATTAATCTAGATTTTCCAATAGTTATTAAAAACATCTTTGGCTCAAGAGGACGAGGAAATTACAAGATCGATTCTCCTGCGGACTTCGAGTCTTTTATCAAATCTAAAAGTCTTGAAAACTACATTGTAGAACAATTTTTTTCTGGAGCAAGAGAGTATCGTGTTCATATAACAAATCATGGCCCAATTTACTGTTTAAGAAAATTACTTAAAAACGACACTCCTAAAAATAAGAGATGGGTACGAAACGATGAAACTTGCGCATGGATTTGTGAGTATCAGCCAAGTTTGAATCAACATGGTAATTTTATTGGATTTAGAGAAACTGAAAGTAATGTTTTTGATAAACCGGTTAATTGGGACAAGATAGTTGAGGAGTGTAAAAAGGCTCTAAATGCTGTAGGACTAGATATTGGAGCTGTTGATCTCAGGGTTCAATCTACTGTCGATAAAGAAAGTAAAACGAGAAAAGATCCTGACTTTTATATCATAGAAATTAATAGCGCCCCATCTCTTGGAAAAATTACCGCAGAAGTTTATAAAAAAGAATTACCTAAAATTCTAGCACAAAAATATGATAAATTTAAAACCAGACAATAGAACTTTTCAGACGCATACTTTTATAAACGAAAAAGTAGAAGAAGCATTTAGAGAAAAACATAAAAATATTACTGCGAAGATGATTGCAAGAGACGGATCGCTTGAAAGTAATATAGATTTGTCTCATAGACTTTCCGTTTTAGTAAAAGATTGGGGTTCTAAAGTTAGATTTGAATTGCATGTAATTCATAGCAACGTATCTAATGATGTATTTTATTACGCGCAAGTAGGAGGTCTTTGTGGCGCAGTTACCATTTACATGAGTTCATGGGAGGCTACAGATAATGTTTTTGAATGGTTGGAGGACTTCCTCTACCTTTTAGGATACTCTGTTATTTTTATCAGTCTTAGGTCTACAAGAGACTTTATTAGAGTCCGGGGGTATAATTCTTACATGACACTCAATAACAGAAGAACCTCTAACGACATTACTCTTTATTATAAACAATTAAATTTTACACTGTGAACTTACTAATAATATTACTTTTTATAAACAGTTTATACTGTTACATAATGTTAAAGAGAGGAAAGAAATTTAACACCCTCTTTTGCGGTCTTTGGTGCTATTGTGGTACAGAACCCGCAGACGGATGGAAAATGAGAATTCTTGCATTATACAATATGGCAAGGGGAGATCATGCAACTGGAATGTGTATAGAGGATGAGATTCTCAAAGAAACTATTGATGCTAAAGAGTTTCTGGTAAAAAATGGAGAGATGTTTAATTTTCAAGTGCTTTCTAAAAAGAATTTTGCTGTATTGGGTCATTGTAGACAAGCAACTGCAATGTACTCTAAAGAAAGTAAAGAATTTGCTCATCCGCATTCGTTTAAGAAAACGGAAGATGCAAAACGCCCGTTCCTGTTTTTAGTTCATAATGGAACAATAACTAACGTTAGCGACTTGTGTCATAAGTATAATCTGGAGCACAGCGCGTACCAATATAGCGACTCAATTCAACTTGGGAAAATTCTTACTCAAAATTGGGAAGACAAGAATATGGAGGTGCTCAAAGAATACGAAGGTTCTGCTACTGTTGTATTTTATCCAATAAGCGCAAAAAACACTCTCTATGTTCACAGAGATAAAATAAGAGAGCTTTATTATTGGATGGAGACCCCTAATAAAACTTACATTTCTTCTGTAAAAGAAGCTCTTGTTGCCATTGGAGCTACTGAAGAGACTGTTGTAGAATTCGAACCAGGAATGTTGTTTAAATTCACAAATGGACACATAACTCAAAAGTGGGATTTAACTGACAAAAAGCCATATTCAAAACCTTTCATTAGGACAAACGTAAACTTTAGAAATTTCAGAGAACATTCAAGGCCGGACGTCAATATGGAGAGTACGTCCCATACAAAAAGTAAAGACGGATATTACTGGGAGAATCATCTTTTTTATTTTAATGGTCATTTGCATACTGGTGATTTATTTCTTGAAAAAAATGGTAGACGCGTATTAAAAACTCTTACCGAAAAAGACGATAAAGATAACTATGAAAAGATCTACCTGATCATGGGAGTTATAATGAGAGATAAAGAGAATTACGGACAATTGTACAATAAATGTTGTCGTTCAGACAAATTCAGACCGGATATTTTCAAGAATCTAACTTTTGGAGAAATTGGACAGCATTCTAAATATCCTGTTTTAGGTAAAAGTTTTCCAGGGGGATCAGACATTTTCTGGCATAAAGACCTGGTTCCAACTATGGGCCTTAATGATAAATACGAATGGCAACCTCCTTTATCGAATAAAAAATTCGGTATAAATAGAGCCGGCTTGTTAATGTTTACCGCTTACGGTTCAAAAGCAACAGAAAATGATTATGCTAAAGAACTTTCTACCACAGAAGCTGTTAAATATTTAATAGATAGAAAGGTGTCTGCTGAATCCATTTATAATATGCCCTTTGAGCTTTTTCAAGATTATAAAGAGCTAAAGAATATAACAGTAATTGGAAACACTTTCGATAATTTCTTGGATGCTTTGGTAATGGTAATTAAAAGATATAAGCACGTTCCTAACACAGATCTTGCATCTATTGAAAGATCAAGATGGTCTGAAACTTATGGATGGTCAGATGAGCTTGGAGACAATGAAAGCTTTAACATATTAATTGCTGAGGCCCTCTCTACCACTTGCAGGCAGGAGATTTTAGCTAAATCTAAGCCTAAACTTGTAGAAGATTTCAATGATGAGTCTACCGATGATGATTCTGTCGATACAGAGGAGCTTCTTGCTGATCATTTTACTGAAGAAGGGTGCTGGTTTCAAACAGCAGAATTTAAAAACCAGTTTCTTTTTGGTAGTTTTCAATCCTTTGATGATGCTATAGCATGTTGGGTTCCAACTGATGAAAAGAAATATCTATTAGACCTTTTTCTAGGAATAAACAATCTCTATCATGACATTGGAGTAGTCTCAATGAAAGAATGGAGCGCTAACAAATCTCTAGGAACCATTCCTGGACTTTCTGCCTTAAAGACTTCTATTAGGCTTTCTTATCAGTTTTTAACTGTTGAACCTTTTTATTTGAAGCTTTTAGATTCATTTGCGGGAGCAGACAAAGATCTCCATGATATAGTAGGAGATCTTTATAAAAGTATTATTGCTTTAGAAAATGCTAAAATAGTGCACTCAGATGATACAACTAAGTTAAACATTTATCGATTAGCTCTTAATTATATTATTAAGAAATCGAAAAATTTGAACAAAAAAATTCTACTTTCAAAATACAATATTACTACACGAGAATTAGATGATGTATGCCAGAATTAGTAAAAGATTTTCAAGGAAAGCTGATACCAAGAAATAAAGCTAGAAAAATTAAAAACGAGATGGGAAAATCAGAATACTTCGAAGAAGGAGCATCTTGTGTTGAAATGTCTGACAAAATTTGGTATCGTACAACAACAGGTAAGATTATTTTTGACTGGTCTAAGAAAATATGGGTGTTTGCTAAAGATTTTGTAGGACACAAAGGACTCGTAGAAGACGGGTCCTTTGGACACTACTCTGAGATAAGTAAAGAGGTTATTATTTGGTTTAAAGAAGATACCTTTTTTAAAAAGAGTATTTATGACCCACTTTCAAAAAGCTTGTCAGATACAAAATTCAGCGAGAAAAAATGGAACCGAGCAACCGCCATAAACGAAAAGGTTGCAATTGATTACGGGTATCAAGAATCGATCTTTGACAGCTGTTTTTACAAAATAACAGACTGCTCTACAGATGATTTAATAAAGATGAACCTTCCAAACATCCCTTCTACTGAAAGAACAAATGTTTATTCCCTTGATGATGATAGAGATTATCGTCAAACCCTAGAGGAACTCTATGACAATAACAAAGAAAAAGTTCCTATAAAACTAATGAAATTTGCTCCTAATATACCTTTTACATTTGGACTCGAGTTTGAAGTCCAAGAGGGACATTGTCCAAAAAGGGTAAGAGAAGCACTTGGTTTTAGACCATGTAGAGACGGTTCTTTGGGAGAGGGAATTGAATACGTAGGAATCCCAATGGAAGGTGGAAAAGGTCTTTACTTTGTAAAAAAAATGTGTGAAGAACTTTCAAAAAGATGTAGACTTTCAAATCGGTGTTCAACCCACGTTCATTTCGGGGATGTAAGAAGAGATAAACTGTATGTGATATCTCTTTGGCACATCCTGTATAATATCCAAGATTCTTTAAGAAAATGCTTCCCTTTTTCTAGAACGAATTCAATTCAGGACAACGGAAAGATTTATGCGTGCCTGCTTCCAGACTTAGAAATAGATGTTACTACTATTTTATCCTCTAAAACAGACGAGGAGTTTAAAAATAAAGTAATCCGTGAATTTAATAAAATCTATACTTGGTTAAATAACGGGCATCCATTAGGAGAAAAATACGAGGAAGCTTTTGTTCGAGAAACACGCACAGAAATAATACAAGGTAAAAAGCAATCTCAAATTTGCTACAGAGTCAGAAACTACAATTTTACTACAAAACTTCCAAGACACGCTGTTCAAGGCCATAAATGGAATAGAAGTAGTCGCTACATGTGGACAAACATACTGAATTTGTTTTTTGCTCATTCAAGGACCATCGAGTTTAGAATAAGCGAAGCAACAACAAACTTTAATAAGGTGTTAATGTTCATGTGTCTTGGTTCGGCAATTTTGAAATACGCGGAAAATTTCGATAAGAGTTTCCATGATGAAATTTCTTTAAACGGTATTATAAAAGCAAGTTTTAGGCCCAAATTAGCTACCTATTTAATTGATTATTTTGAATTAAGAAAAAACCTTTTCTGTACTTCCACTGGATCATTTAAGTCAAGCCACAAATCAATTGAGACGACCTGGTTTGACAACGATTGTAAATTTAAGTTTCAAGGAAAGGAGGTTTATGAGATCTAGAGAATACAGACGACATGGACTAGATGTTGTTGGAATTAATGGAGTTGCAAGTAAAAGTTCTAAAAGTAAGATTGTCGACACTATCAATTCTGTCATATATAAGTCAGGATGTTGTGGAAGCATGCATAGCACAACTGCACCAGGATTTGAAAGAACTCTTATATATCCTAAAGAGTGGTTGCCTGAGAACTTAGAAGGACGACTTGAAGAATTAGTAGAAATTTTTAACAGTTTTGAAGGTAATTTAGAGTATTTAGGAACTGTAAATACTGAGGAACATAATATTAAAGACATTAAATTTAAGATGGCTGTCAATGTAGGCGCCTCAGTAGCAGACGGACAGCCAGATGCAGAAAGCTGTATTATAACAGGCAATGACTGGGTTTGTTTTTTAATTAAAAATAGTGATCAAAGAACAAAATTAGAGAATTATTTTTCTTTTTGTTTAATAAGATGTCTATTTTCGGGCAATTATCAAAATATTTACTTAGATATGCTCGACATAAAAGAGGCGTTTCCAGAGTTTTCGTGGTTTGAATGTTTTCAAATAGCTAATTACGGATGGATTTACAGTGGAGGCAAAGGATTTTTATACGGGTTTCTTCCTCAGGAGCTTACAACTCTTGGAAGGTTTAAAGAAGCTCTAAAAGGAACATGTCTTAACTTGGCATTTGGAAAGTTTAAAACTAATATACAAAAAAGTCAATTAATGGTTCTTTACAAGGAGGGTAAATATGACCAAATCAGAGAATTACTTAGGTAAAATTTATTGTTCTTACGGATATACTAGTGAAGCCAACTGGATTGTTCCTCTTGGCTTTACTTTAACCAACAACATCGATGAAGCAAATGTTGTAGTTTTCGGAGGAGGCAAAGATATAGATCCAGGGTTTTACGGAGAAAAAGTAGGTCCAAGAACAAATGCTCCAAGCAATCGTGACAAAAAGGAAAAAGAAGACTTTGAACACGTACAAGAGTTAAGAAAAGAAGGCAAAGAAATACATGTAGTCGGGGTTTGCAGAGGTGGACAATTGATTTGTGCTTTATCCGGGGGAAAATTAATTCAAGACGTGAGTAATCATTGTGGCAATCATTACATGAGTACATTTGATAAACAGAAATTAACTGTAAATTCAATTCATCATCAAATGATGCTTCCTTACAACCTTGAAAAGAGTAAGTATAAAATTCTTGGCTGGTCTACTAATAATCTTTCTTCTGTGTATGAAAATGGATTTGAGAAGCCTATTTGGCTTCCATCCAGTTTTAAAGAGTTAGAAGTAGTTCTATTCAAAGACACTAATGGACTTGCTATACAATTTCACCCAGAAATGATGTTTCGTAGAAGTGGAGATCAACCGACGGTTAAGTGGATGCAAACAATATTTTTAAATTTTTTTAATAAAGAATTATGAAAAGAATACTAATCCCTGGCGGATTACTAGGAGAAACAACCTTTGGAGTAGGAAGAGCCTATATGGAATTTATATCTCAATGGGGAGATCCTGTAGTTCTTGCTCCTATGAAGGGAATTATAGAAGGAGATCTTCTTATACTTCCTGGAGGCCAGGATTTGCTTTCCCATCATTATGGACAGACGCCTTCTTATTTCAACACAAATCCAGACGTTATGAAAGAGTACTTCTTTCTTAATAACTTACCGCAGTATGTGGAATCTGGCATTAAGATTGTTGGAATTTGCCTTGGAATGCAGCAATTAAATGTTTATTTTGGAGGATCTCTTACTCAAAATTGTTATCACCCATATAGTGATAAAAGCAGAGATCAATCAGTTCATCAACTTCATTTCACGCCTAAGTTTCACAGTTTGATGCGTGAACTTAAGGTTGATAATAAAGAGGACGCACTGAAGGTAAACTCGCTCCATCATCAGGGAATTTCACGAGCAAGTGATTTATCTAGTGAATTTGAAACTATTGCTGTTGGTCCTTACGATGTTGTTGAATGTTTTAAACATAAGACCAGGCCAATCCTCGGATTTCAATACCATGCCGAAGAGATCTACGATAAATTATCAATTCACCTTATAGACGAGCTCTTAAATGAAGAATCAATTACAGAATCTACTACAGGAGCTAATGAGGAAACTCTCACTTAATGTTCTTCAAATACTTTGCTATGATTCAATTCATAATAGAGCATTTGAGTTTTTTGAATTTTATGATAATCTAGACCCTTCTGACTTTTCTCCGGGAACCCTTGATATACTTTTTTCCATAGAAACTAAAGAAAAGCATGTTTTTGCTTTTAGACTGCTCGAATTACCAGGTAAAAGAGCTGTAGCCTGGGTTTCTAAATTTAAACAGATAAAACAGTCTTCTGAACTTAATGAAATTATAGATATTTCAACTTTACTAGCAACCTACTTTGGATTTAAATTTATGATGATTGAACCTTCAGCTGTCGTAAATATACCAGTTGAATCTTTTATAAACAAAGGATTTTTACGCCTCATTGATACTGATTTAAATACTGTGTTACTTTATAAGTTATTATGAAAATTGATGTCAATAAAGTTAAAATTGGAGCCGATTTCGAGCTCTTCATTGTTGATAACGAAAAAAATTTTATTTCCGCCATTCCTTTTATTGATGGCACAAAAGAAAGTCCTTTACCTGTTTCTCCTGTAGGACATGCTATTCAACACGATGGTGCCCTGGCTGAAGCAAATGTTCCACCTGTTCTTCTTTTTAGTAATGAAGAAATGTGGGAAAACATTCAGCTGGTAACTGAAGCAATTAAAGAAAGATTACCTACGGGTTTAGAGGTTCTATGCTGCCCTAACGGTGAATATAAGGATGATCAACTTCAAGACGAGGAGGCTAGACGCTTTGGTTGTGATCCCGATTTCTCCGCTTGGAATGGAGGAGAAATAAATGAAAAACCTGATGCTAATGAAACAAACAAAAGATGCTGTGGTTATCACGTGCACATAAGTTTTCCTGGCGCTTCCCCAGCAAATGTAATGAGACTTGTACGTCTGCTTGATGTAAACATTGCTCTTCCGTTCCTTTTTATTGATGAAGATAAGGAAAGAAGGAATTTATATGGTAAAGCGGGTTGTTTCAGGTTTAAAGATTATGGAGAGATTGCAGGTGTAGAGTACCGCTCTCTTTCTAACTCCGTGATTAAAGATAAAGAAACTTTCAATTTCTTTTGGGACGGTCTAATTAAGGCCATTAAAGATTATAATGAAGGCCTTGATTACCTTGCGTATGAAGCAAAAATTCAAGAAGCTATTAATACATACAATCTTGACATAGCAAATGAACTCGTTGAAGAGTTCAATATTAAAGTATTAGAGAATGCCTAAGCAAATAAGATCAGCTAAAACTGAAGGGGATATTAAGAATTTTTTAGAAAGGAAAGAGTTTAAATTTATCAAAATACAACTTGCTAGTGAAATAGGTGATCAATCAAGAATGAGCACAAATCCCAATACAATAGCGATTCGAACTAACTTAGGCCAAGCATCAGTAAATCTTTGTGAATCTTTTGGATGCTGTGGAAAATCTTACATGTACAGCTTTGATCTTTGTGAAAACGCTTACATGAACAAAGCATTAATTAAAGCTTGTGAGATTGAAGCTCGGCGTCTTGGATATACATATATTGGGTTCATACACAAAACAGACAGCAAAGCAGTTGAACTGGCAAAAGCGCTTGGATATAAGAAGGCCCTTGGATTTAAAAATAAGCGATCAGGCAACACATTATCAGAAATGTACAAAATCTTATAAGTTTATCCCCAATTACTGGGAATTTTATAAAATTTTTCGTATATTTGTATTATGGGGAACCGTAATAGAACTGCTGGTATAAGAGCCGAGCAAAGGATCGCTAAAGAACTAAGAGATCTTGGATTTGATGGCGTTGTAACAACAAGAGCCGAGTCTAAAAACCTAGATGATAAAGGTGTAGATTTAATGCAACTTCCGACGAGTTTAATTATACTGCCCTGTCATATACAAGTTAAAAAAACTATTAACACACCTAAAATTTCAGAGATCTTAAAACCAATGGATAAACCTTTAATCTTGCTTCATATTAAAGAAGAGAAAAAGGGTTCGAGGTTTTATGAAGTTGGTGATTATGTATACATGGATAAAAGTTTCTTTTATCAATTACTAAAAAAATGGTTACACTAAGTTATTCAACTATAAAAATGCTGAGGAAAGATCCTTTAGAGTATGAAAGAATTTATCTAAACGGAGAACCTCGGCAAAAGGAAGGACCTAGGCAAATTGATGGAATGCTTTTACATGATTTACTTCTATGTCCTTCAGTAGTTCAGGATAAGTATATCCAAAAACCAAAGGTTCCACACTCTTTAATGATGAGAACGTATATTCAACAGTTAGCGGAGATGATTAATTATCATCTTATTTTGAATGAATACATTGTCTCAGAAGATATTGCAAAGTATGAACAGGCTGCCTACAATAGATCCGAGTATACAGAATCTCTCGAGACTATCAAAGAAAAAGCAAAGCAATATAAAGCTTACATGGACTTCTGTATGGCAGGAAAACTCGGGATTGATGCTGGTCAGATCGATCGAATAAACGCTCTAATCGACAAAAATTACAAATCTTTTAATAAACGCCTTAAATTACAGAATATTGAGCCAAAAGAATCAAAAGGGTGCTTATTAGAAGATCTGGTTAATTCCGAAACTCTTAGATGGGACGAGGAAGATGGTAAAGAGTATTATTATGAAATGCTTTTTAAAGCTATTATTCCTCTAAATAGCAGAGCTACTGGAAAAAGAACGAAAGTTGCTATAATAGGAATGATGGACCATGTTAAAATTGATATAAGTCTCAAAGAGATTATTATCACTGATATTAAAAAAGTAGAGAACGTTCTTGAATTCTCTTCATTTTATGAAGAGCGCCAACTTGATATACAAGCTGGAGTTTATTTAAAAGCTCTTGAGGCTTTTTCAAAAGGATGGAAAATTTATTTCGAGTTTTTAGTGGTCGATGACAGTGGGAGATATAAGGTTTTTTCTCTCTCTCCAGCAACAAAAGCAAAAATAATTACTAAAGTAGAGGATGACATAGATAAAGCATACTATCACATTAAGATGAAACGCTATGGATTTCCTTACGAATATTTAAATGAAATTATACTTTTATGAAAGATCCAGAAAATCTCATATGTAAAGTACTTGTTGGTTCCAGGGCTTACGGAACAGATGTAGAGGGGTCTGATAGAGACTACATGGGTGTTTTTGTAACCCCTATTGATCAATTAATAGATAATCCTATCTCAACTATTCGCACAAAAGATGGATCTTACTTTGAAGTAGGAAAATATGGAAAGATGCTTGAAAGGGGAGATTTACATGCCACAGAACTGCTTTTCAACGATTTCCCTAACTTTATATATAAGAGTCATCTTTTTGAAAAGTTTGAACATATCAGATCTCACCTACTAAGTAAAGAGACTCTTGAGCAGTGGTTAAATACCTCTTCTGTATTTTATTCAAAAGCTCTTAGACTTGGATCTTTGTTTAAGGATAAAATAAGTCCAGTTGATTATATGACTTATTACCCTCATAATCAGGCGGGCCTTCCTAATAAAGAAGCTTTTTCCTCTTGTATGGAAAGAGGAAGTTTAACAAGAGAGGTAATACCTCATAAAAAAGAACTTGAAGTAGATAGAATGTGTCTTTATCCCCTGTCTTATGGTGTTTATCTTCTTTTCAGAGATTATAATTATCTTGTTAAATATAATGGTGATGACTTTATCACTGGAATGTTTGATAAAGATGGAGAACTCGTTGAAAATGGAATAAAAAATCCAGATAAAATGTGGTCTCTTGTTAATGAAGGAGTAATTATCTTTGAGAAAAAGAAGTACTTAAAATATAAAAACTTAAAAAAGACTTACGGAGAATCAAAAATAGTTAACGGCTACGCAACTAAATCAATGCTTCATGCCTTTCGTATCCTAGAACTAATAGGGGATGCCCTTATTGATAGTACGTTACATTTAAAAGTAAAAGCTCCTGGGCATTATCTAGCTATTAGAGAAGGAAAAATTCCAAGAGACGAGATAAAAAACGCTTACGAAGGACAATTCAATACTGTTAAACAAAATCTTGAAAACTACAAAAAGATACTTGTAACTGATATATCTTTAATACAAGAAACTTTAAGTAAAATAAGAAAATTTAATAGACCCCCATTCGTGGAAACATGGCCACATTAACCGATTCTAGGTATGTTCAAAAATCAAAGTTATTTTTGCTACCGCTAATTGAGCTAAAGAAAGACCAATATATTAAACCAAAAGGACCCTATATTATGGATAAGCAGAAGAGAATAACTACTGCTGACTATAAACTAATAGTTCCTTTTGACAAAGAAGACTCTAGTGAATTTAATCATTACGAAACAAATTACATATTAACCTCTTCTTGTCTTGATTCTAATGAATATTATGAAACAGATAATTTAAGAATATATGTATTTGATCTTGACCACTTTAAAGAAGACTTTGACGTTTTCTTAAAAGGTAAATATACAGACCTTCATACTAAAACCAAAGGTTTTATTAATCTATACTGGGGAACAGAATATTATGGAAAGTTCTCTCCTCATCCTAAAATAGAAGCATACTTAGCGCCTACTTTATCAACTTATGAAAGATTTGCTGATGAATTGAAAATCCCTTTAGGAGATCTATTAAGAATTGGACAATTGCTGGATCCGCCAGACCTCGAAAAAGAAACCTTTATTAGCGATAATTTCAAACATACGAAAGTAAACGAAACAGAACTTGAAAGTTAAATTAAAATTATCGGAAGGAGCAAAAATTCCTAGTAAAGCTCATAGTCAGGACGCTGGATTCGATTTAACAGCTCTCAGTAAAGACTATGATGATTTAGGGAATATTGTTTATGGAACAGGAGTTTCAGCGTTTATCCCTGAGGGGTATGCAGGATTTGTTTTCCCAAGAAGTTCAATCTCTTCTAAAACTTTGTGTTTAGCTAATTCGGTCGCCGTGATAGATTCTCACTATATAGGAGAAATAAAACTTAAATTTAAACCAATAGTTTATTTTGAGTATAGAGCTTTAGAAAACGAGGATTATGAATACGAAATAGGAGATAGAATAGCGCAATTAATAATACTTCCATTACCTACTGTAGAACTAGAAATAATCCAGGACCTTCCACTCACAGATCGAGGCGAGAATGGTTTTGGAAGCACTAATTAAATGAGAAAAACAATTTTAAAAAACGTAGAACGATTAAAGCCTAAAACCTTTAGGTGCCGAGTAATGATCAATGGCAAAAATCTTGAACATTATGAAACAAGTTTGAACAGAGCTAAAACATGGGTTAGAACCATGAAAACAGTGTCAACAACTATTAAAAATTACAATTTAGTGTAAGTAATGGGGGGGCGAAAGCTCCCCTTTTTTAATATGTAATTCAAATTTATGAAAATCTACATAGATGGACAAAATAATCCAAAAAGGCCTGGATGGGCGCATTGTAGAACATTCGAAGAACTAAAAGCTTTATTGTCAACTGCTGATCTATCTAAGGTGGAATTAATTTACATAGGTAGAAACCTAGAAGATGAAAATGGCGAAAGATTTCCTGCATTTGATATGTATGATTGTGCAGTAGAGTTGATAAGTGCTTACATGGGAAAACCTATTCCAGAATGTACAGTAGCTTCAAAAAGTGCCGCTGATCTCCTGCATTACTATAATGTAAGCTATAATTACACAGATAAATGCACTGAGATAAATTAAGATTAATTTGGTTCTTTATAAAATTCTTCCTATCTTTGTACTATGAAACCTTTAATGAAATATCATGTTACAATTGATGTAACAGATGGAAGAAAAATTAAAACTTGGGGTGTATTCCCTATACAAAACTGTAAAATACTTGATGGAATATATAATCCTGAATCTAAAGACCTTTCTATATTGATAGACTCCGTTACCGAGCGGTACACAGAATTCCCTGTGGAAACTAAAAATGGAAAAGTAGATGTTCAATATAGAAAATTAGATCAGTACTACAGACTCAAAATAGCAGAGCAAGACATACCATTCTTCTTAGAGTCATATGTTGAAAATAACTTTGAAATCGAGCCTGAAGTGGAAAGCAACTTAATTATTGAAGGTTAAAATGAAAGCAAAAAAAATAAGGCCTACTAGAAAAAAAAATTTAGATCAACCCGAGGAAATAGAAAAGCCTAAACAAAAAGAATCATTATCTGTTTTCGAGTCCTTTGCTTGGCAAATACCTCATACATTAGCAACTACTGTAGATATTGGAGAAACTGGTGCAGTGAATTACAAAAGCAAAGGACTTTATGAGACTATAAAGAAACAATTTCCTTCCCTAAATGTAGAGCCAATTAGAAGAGGGACTACTGTTTCTGACTCTGTAGAAGATCTTTTAAAAGAAAGCTCGATAGAAGAAGGGCACAGTCTAACTATACGAAACTTTCTACGATGCAGCGCTGATGTTATCCGCGTTAAAGATAACATGTCTTTTGTAGCTTTTTTAGCGCAAATAGAGTATCCAGAACCATGGCCACATATTAGCGAAGTAAGTAAAATAACATACGATGGTAAAAACTTAGAAATCATCTATGGAAATATCGAGTCCGAGTCAAGTGAAACTGACTCCGATAGTAATGATAGACACGGAGTTCTCGAGCCTGGATCTCTTAAACGCAAATCTTATTCTTCTTACGGTGGAGAACCAAAAAAAGGAGACTTACCTGCTCCAACCAGCGAACTATCCACAGAAGTTCCAACATTTACTGGAAGAACTTTCCGGTTGCCTCGTAATAACACATAACTCTAAAGCTGAAATAGGGGTAATTTATTCTAATTTTGGTGTACTTCTTAGAAATACTTACTGCACGATGTTAGCCAGTCAAATTATTGACAATGGGTTTCATGACAGTAAGAATATGGTGGGAAGTATTCCCGACTTTTCTAGCCCTCACTCTCTTGTGGGGGTTACGAAAAGGTATTTAAATAAAGATATGAAGACTAAAGACACTAAAAAGGCTCTCAGGTCTTCATTTATAGGAATGCGTGGAGATGAAGAATTGACAGAAGAACAACTCGAGTACGCTGCCGAGGATGTTGAAAATCTCTATGATATTTACTTAGAGCAACAAAAATGGATAAAAGAACGAAAGCTTGAAAACATTGTTAAACTTGAAAACAAACTTACTCCAGTCCTGGTAAAAATTGAGTTTAACGGATGTTTAATTAATAAAGAAAAGCACAGAAACAACATTAAAGCTTGGAAAGAAAAGTCTTGCGAGCTTCAATTATCTTTGGATAAAGAAATAAGGACGTTATCCAGAGATTATCCTCAAATTCAAGGAGGAAAATTCAATAATCCAAGAAAAAAAGAAAGCTGGACACAACTTGATGTATTTGGAGGAGACGGGTATATAGTTGAAAATTTTAATGTATTTAATGTTAACTACGACTCTCCAAAGCAAATCAATGATTTATTCACACGTATCGGATGCCCAAAGCCAACCGACGATTTTGGGAAGGTTTCTTATGGAGAAAATTGTATAAAAACCTACGTTAATAATCATCCTGAGTCGCCACTAGCCAAGTTTGTTGGTATTTTACTTGAATATAGAGAGTACTCAAAACTCCTCGGTACTTATGGAGAGAAACTCTTTGGATGTCTTGAGAGAGGTAGAATAAGAACTTCTTATTCACAATGTTGGACAGATACTGGAAGGTTAGCTTCTAGTGAAGTAATTAAAGGAGAACTAGGATTAAACCTAGCTAATATTCCCAAACGAAAGGACATCAGATCAATTTTTATTCCAGATCCTGGTTACTCCTTTATTGATTGTGATTTAGCCGGTCAAGAAGTGCTACTGGCTGGAGATTTCTCTAAAGAACCAGTAATTATGAAATCCTTCAAAGAAGGTTTTGATTTGCACTCTTATTTGAGTTCCATATCTTATTCAATAATCTTTAATAAAAAATTCGAAGTAAAAAATGAATCAACAATTACTGAAATTGATGGTTTTAAATATAATCTTAAAAAGCTCAGAGACGATCACAAAAGTTGTTTATTCGCCAAGTTTTATGGTGGCGGTAAGATGCGTGTTATGAACGTACTTAATGAGTACTTAGTAAATCACTGGCCACCAGACCAAAGGGGAGTAAAAGCTGAAGAAATTTCAAAAGCGTTAGACGCTGCCCTTCCGGTCTTAACAAAATATTTACGAGGTCGCTATAAAGATTGTCAAAAAGAGGGCTATATTGTAGCTAACAAATTAGGAAGAAGAAGATATTTTGACAACTTAGACGAAGTGTACGGCGAAATTCTTAATTTTCCAATTCAAGGTTCGGGAGCAGATTGCATTAAGATTTCTCTAATAAACTTAGATAAGTGGCTTATAGAAACATCTAAGAATTTGCGGATCGAAGAGAAAGACCTGGGATATATAGTAATGTCCATTTATGATCAAAACTTACTCTGCATAAATGATAAATACTTGTATCTTGCGCCAGAAATACCTAAGATAATGTCTGAAAGCATTACTTATTTCTTGGAGGAGTTAAAAGGAAGTTCAGATTTACAAATTAAAAAGGAGTGGAGCAAATGATACTTAACACATCTAACATAAGACAAAAACTAGAAGAAGTGTTTGACAGGGAAATTTCACGTGAAGTGGCTGTTCAAATATATAATTTGTTAAAAATTGGTCAAACTAGTTGCATGGTTGGAGAAAATGGAAGGTATGTTCACGTTATAGCTCCAAGTTCTGAAATCGTTATCGTCGGCGATTTTAAGAAGGAGTCGATCACACATAATGCTATATTTGAGACTTATAAGAGATTAGGAAAAATAGTAGAATTAGGACAAAAAAAGGAAGCCAAGAAAATGCCAAAAAGCCTATTAAAACAAGCAAGACTAAAAGAGCCGTTAAGTCCTTTTTCTCTTAAGCAAACCAAGGAGTGGGTAAGACTTAAACTCTTTTTAACTACTAAATAACAAACATTTATATGAAAAAGTACTTAGTTTGGCTCCCAGCAATAGGAGCCTTATTTTTAGATTTAGAGACCTGTTCTGATGGCCTCGGCAACAATAATTATGGTGTCTGGATAGTCTATCAAATTATATCTTCACTCACACTCATATCTTTATTAATTCTTAAGGCTCTTTAATCATGATAGTAAAAGAAATAAAGGGAAAGGAACTCTATGTTTATATGAATGGTCAACTACTTTATAAAAGATGGTTGG